GCATAAGGAGATCACCAAGCCAATAATCAGCAATAGACAAAGCTCCAAGAATGCCCAATATTTGTTCTGTTCCAAGTCCTTGCTTTTCAAGGTCTTCAGTATCTTTTACAAACTCTTCTTGAGATTTTTCAAGTTGCTCCAGATACTCAGCTATTGACTGATCTATTATCTGGTCCATCTACTGCCCTTGTTGTAATCTCGATAATAACCTTGATGGTTCTGTTGGTTCAGGTTCTTGAGCATCTGCCTCAAATTGCTCTCTTACTTCTTTTGGAGCATCTGGATTGTGAAAATCAAACCAATCCATTTTACTAGCAAGCTGGTTCTCAAATTTCCAAGCCCAATACTGCATCTCTTCCATTGTAGACATCGGATATTGTGGCTCAAGAAAATCAACGGAGTAATCTTCAGGTAGAGTTACTCCTGCTTTTACTTCAAGAATCTTTCTGTCAATCTCGTATCTTCTCTTTTCAAATGGTCGCCATGTGCTCTCTAGGTCTGCATTCCTTTCGTCATAGTTCTCCATTTCTTGAATTTTTAAGGCCTCAGCCGATGGTGCATTTCCTGAGTCATGCCGAGCAAACTTCGCCCTGATGTGGTTGTTGTTTAGTGTTCCTTCTACTAAGAACCTTGTTGCTTCAATAATCTGAGATAGACTTCCTTGAGGTGCAGTTATTCCAAAGTTACTGCCTTCAGGAAGGTACAATATCTTGTCCACCCCAATTTTTATCCTACTTGACTGATCGACACCTGTGACATATTTCACACCGATTGCTCCTAGCCTTATCGCTAACGATAATTCCGTCATTGCTACGGACGTAGAAAGGTCCGCTCTTACGACATCACTTGCACCCTCTACCCACCAATCTCTGATCGGTTTATATCGATGCGTAAATGCAACAGGCATAATACCATAAGGATTAATATCTCCTTCGTTAACAGATACCTTATCTCCATCCTGATTGATCAAGAAATGTTTTCCAGGAGCTTCAGGCCTATCTTCTGTCCATACTGCATAATAAGGTTTTTCAAGTTTTGACATTCCATGATTCTCAACGGCATACATAATGCCAAATGGTTCAGACTCTCCAGGAAGAAATAATGGATCAAAGAATGGTAATAAGTCATACTCAATCTTGCCTTTTAAGTCATTCCACCTACTTCTGAATGCCATACATCCCATAAGGAATGTTGTAGACTCAAGTTGTCTTCTACTTGCGTTTAAGTCTTCTAAGTCAATGAAATCTGCGTATCTTTCATCAACATTCATCTTAGGTGGTCTTTTGAAGACTAGGGAGCGAACCTTACACACTCTTCGAGTCAGGTTCTGAGTGAAAATGGGAACTTGTTGCAACGATTCGCTCCCAAAGAATTGCTGAACGTAATCCTCTGTGTTTATCCCCTCGTAAAAATCTAAAAGGTATTCTCTCTCTTTGTGTCTTTGATTCTCAATATATGCTAAACTATCTGCGAGAGATTCCATGATAGCTTGCTGAGATAAATTCGGTACTATTACCACTCAATAACTCCTGCTGTTCTTCTCTTAATAGGGAATCGGTTTACTAAAAAATACCTAGTAGCATCGTTCATGTGATCTAAACGACCATCTTTTAAGGGCTCTTCTTTTAGTCTTTGATCTTGCCTATGCTCAGGATATCTATAGTTCTCATAACAATCGATAGACCCTTTACATTTGTCACTCACGAAAAAATGACTATCCCCATTTGCATCTTCCACGAATGATCTGAAATGACTTACACCATTGGCAATATTTCTTGAAACTTTATCTGTTTTATACCTGACATAGATTCCTTTTCTTCTAAACTGCTCTATATCTCCTAATCCACTCTGTGCCTGAACACCACCACCCGCAGGATCCCCATAATATGTTTCGACAGGATAATTCTTCCTTAGTATCATATCTGCGAGCTCATCTGTCTTAATGTTCTCCTCAAAGCAGATCTCATCTATCTGGTAGACTGTATCTCGCCCTTGTTTCTTCTCGACTTGATACCAGCCAACGGCAGGCATCCTGAATCCGAAGTCTATGGAGCAGTAAACAGGAAGAGAGGGGTTGAATCGCAATCCTTTAATAACGTTCGTGTACCTTGAAAATGGTAGCACACGACCTGTGAATGAGACGAAACTTGCTCCGTATTCTTGTTCCCATGTTTCTTTTGTGAGTGTTTTCTTGAGGTCATCTATATTATCCTTAAAGTAAGGCGACTCCCAACTTGGGTGTTGCCATGATTGCCAATCTGGAAAGTTCTTATCCTGCCCTCTTTCGTATAGGTCATACATAAAGTTGTGACCTTCAGGGGTTGTTGTCATCAATGCCCATCCTTTTCTGTCGGACAACGTAGGGCGAAGATATTGCTCCCAGATTATCTTTTTTATCTTGGCAGCCTCGTCTATAACGAGCCAATCCAGACCTTCTCCCACTAATGAATCTGAATTATCCGCTGACTTGATCCATACTTCTGAATTAAGTCCTGCTACCTTGAAATAGTATATCTGTCCGCTTATCTCTTTTTTACTAGCTAAGGGAAGTTTTAGTTTTAAGATCAGGTCTTCTTTTACAATACGAGCTATCTTATCACATAGCTCATAGTTCGGTGCACATATCCATCCCCTTGTATTAGGAGATAGTATCCACGGCTCGATTTCTCTAGCAGCTCCAAAGGATTTACCTGACCTTCTCCCTTGGATGTTTATGCGAAATCGAGCTTTGCTATTATGAACTGCTATCTGATTTGGAATCGGCTTGTAATTGATCAGGTTCCAGAACTTCTCCTTGTTCAGAATCTTCTTTGCCAATATTACTATCCTCAAACCCGCATTCTTTTAATACGGCTTCTAAATTTCCTGTTAAATCGATGTGTTGTTTATCTGATTGCTGAAGTAGGTTCTTTCCTAAGAATATCATCATAGGAACTGAACCATTTTTAACGGCTTTGAATTGTGCCCTTCTGAGTGAGATTTTTTGCAATTCTCTACCCTTGTCTATAATTGGCTTATAGTTTTTTCGTAGCGTTTCTTCCGAGCACTCAAAAAAAGATGCTAATTCTTGATTACTGCATCCAAACTCAGCAAGCATTTCTAGCTTTGCTTCGTCTATTTCAATTTTAGGTCTGCCTCGTTTACTCATAATTACTCCTCTTCATCTATTAGGGGATCGGATGACTCCCATAATGCCATGCACTTCGCCAGGGACCTTCTCCAATAGGTTTTAGCTGAGGACGTAGAAATGTCGAGTTGCTCTGCGATGAGAGGAAATGTTATGAGTTTGCAACGGAGTTTGAATACTTGTAGCTCTCGTTTGCTTAATGAATCATATGCTTTGTGTGCTGCAAGTTGTAACCATCTGTCTTCCTTATCGATTAACCCTGACGTGAAAACGTTGAGTTTCCATTTAAAGGATTCTGATAAGGTTATGGCTTCTTCAAGTCTTTCCTGATCCGCATCAGTTAGTAATGGCCAATCTGAAATAAACACCTCGATATCTGGGTAGCGTGTAGAAGTTAAGCATTTTTTGTTTACATTACCTGACAACATTTTGTTAACAAAAAAATATGGAAAATTTTAAGAGGCACACCCCCACCCATTTAGCAGCCAAAACTTGGTGTATCGGGGGTCAAAAAAATACATAGGAATGCCTAAGGGATATGCCTAATAGGAATGCGAACTAAAGAGGATCTGAACACCATTTAAAACCACATTAGACACCAAACAACAAAAGATTTGTTTGGCTTTTGGTTCTTTTGTTCGTTTGGACACGTCAAAATTTTGATTTATGGCCATTTTTTAGCCCTAATATATATAATGAGTAATTATTTGTTAACAAATTGTTGACATATATAATTATTAGATGTTATCTTTTGTTAACAAATTGTTAACATTAAATAAGGATATGATATGAAAGTAACTAAAATGACCAAATCAATCGCTAGGCAGATACTAGGCTCAGTACTAAGTGCAACGAGTAAAATGCCCTGTTATAGTTTTAACCTATCTGCATTGCATTGTAAGGTAGGCTCTAAGCTTGCCAAGATCAAGAATAGCGTTTGTTATGGGTGCTATGCATTAAAGGGTAATTATGCTAGGTATAAACTACCCCAAAAGATGGTAGATAAAACCAAACAAATTGCCCACCCATTATGGGTAAATGCAATGGTGTACCTATTAAATAACCAAGGGAATAAAAAGGATAAGAATTATTTCAGGTGGCATGACTCAGGGGACATTCAGGACGTTGACCATCTTAAAAAGATTGTTCAAGTCTGCAAGCTTACACCACAAATTATGCATTGGATCCCCACTAGGGAATATTCTATAGTTAAAGAGTATATGTCAAAATATGGGGCTTTCCCTGATAATTTAGTAGTTCGCTTATCTGCTCATATGGTAGATAGTAAGCCACCACAAATAAATAACCTTCCTACAAGTTCTGTTAATAAAGATCAGGATTTTATAGGGGTTCAATGTCAATCCTATAAAAATAATAATGAATGTGGTGATTGTAGGCTTTGTTGGATGCCTAACGTCAAAAATATCTCTTATAAATACCATTAAATAGCCTACCTGATGATGGCCTAAAGAGGCCGAAATATCAGGGGCTTTGGTTCCTGATATAGTAGGATAATAACTAACTAAAAAGGATATGATATGATATTAAGTAATAGAGAATATAGAATAATACTTGATGCTATAATTAGAGAGGAAAAATACTATCAAGGGAAATACGAAAAAATGGAAGAGCTCGGAGCTCATGACATTGCATTAAGTATTAATAATTATCTTGGTGAAATATTATTTGTAAAACATAAGATAAAACAGGGGCCTAAATAATGAAAAAGATTATTTTAGACTTATGTGGGGGTACAGGGTCTTGGTCCAAATATTATGATCAAGATCCTAATTATGAAGTAATTATAATTGATCCTCAAGAGTGGGCTAATACTGAAAATAAACTAAATGCTAGTAAATATATTTGTGATGTTCGTTTATTTGAATATCCTGATTATAATATTTATGGAATTTTATGTGCCCCACCCTGTACAGAATTTGCAGGCTCAGGGGCTAGATGGTGGAAGTCTAAAGGCGAAAAAGCATTACTAGAGGGCTTATCTGTTGTAGATGCTTGCCTTCGTATAATTGCAATGACTAAGCCCAAATTTTGGGCCTTGGAAAATCCTGTTGGAAGGCTCAGAAGGTATTTAGGGGATCCACATTTAATATTTGATCCATGCGACTATGGCGACCCATACACCAAAAAGACTTTAGTTTGGGGAGATTTTAATATTCCTAAACGTTCAAAAGTTGAACCTGAATATATTACTTTAAAAAATGGAAAGCGTGGTTCGTGGATGTGGGCAAAGCTTGGAGGTAAATCTAATAAAACAAAGCTTTTAAGAAGTGCTACCCCTGATGGATTCGCAAAAGCTTTTTACAATTCTAATAAATAACTAAAGGAGAAAACATGAAAATAAGTCTACCTAAAAATAATCTTACTAACGGAAAATATAGAACTGATCAAGTTACTGAGCAATTCTGCGTTATTCCTAATACTGAGGACAATCTAAAAGCCATTAAACATTGGAATAATCTAGCAACAGAACAGAATTCAAGGTATCGATTAAAAACTAGATATAGATGCCCAAAAGATGGTGTTATATATGGTGCTTATGGTGGTGTAGATAAAAATGATGCTACAGGATTAGGAATATATATTGATGATCTTAAAAGTAGTTATCATAGCACAATTAACCAAAGACTAAGAGAAGAGAACAGAAAACTTAAACTTGCTCTTAGTCAGATGGAATCAATTTTTAATAATATCAGGAAGGAGGTTTAATGGATCATGATTTTATAGCCGAGTTAGGGCTAACAATTACTGCAATTGGTTTAATTGGAGTATTCTTGTTTTTCCTAATTCAATAGGTTAACTGATGATGGATTCTGCTATCCGAAACTAGGGAATTTAATTCCCTAGTCTTAACCAAATATGAAAGGTGTAATATGTTAAATAACGTAACAAAAAAAGAATGTTTAGAGGCTATCGAATATTTATGGTCAATGGGCTATACTCAGGAAATGACCTCGGATAAAAAACATTATACTGAAATACTACTTAAAAAGGTAGCTAATGATTATAACATTAAATTGGAGGACTAAAGATGAAATTCTATTTAATACCAAAAGTGATGCTATTACAATTATTTGATAAAATTGGTGGTAAAATATTCAGGGTCACATTTAAAAAGAATAACGGACAATATAGGGATCTAATAGGAAGGCTTGGAGTTAAGGCTCATTTGAAGGGCACAGGACGAAGTATATCCAAGAATCTTAGAAATTCTTATATCTGTGTTTATGATGTTCAGAATAAAGGTTATCGTAATGTCAATCTTAATTCTGTGACTCAGGTAAAATGTGTAAAAAATTATGAGGTGTATTAATGAAGGATTATCAATTTTGTATAATTGCAACAAGTGGAGATTGTTCTCAAGGTGCTATGAGTAAAAGAGCAGAAAAAATACCTATCAGGAATAAATATTTTTCAATTGTTGAAGAGTTTTTAATATGCCAAACTGCATATAGAATTAAAGAGCAAGTCTTAATTAAAAAGGATTTTAATTTTGATAAAGCTTTTAATTCATTGTATATGGCTTATAATAAAAAGCAACGTAAAATGTTTAGGGCTTGTATCTTTACAAATAAATATCAGGCTAGGTCACATTGGGAGCTATGCATTAATGAAGAACCTTTTTTAAAAGAAACAGGAATCAATCATAAAACTATGAATTATGATCGTAAAAAGTTTTATGATAAAATTGAAAATAGTAAAAGTTTTACTGCTTTACACGTTTCAGAAAAATTTGGATCAGATCTAAATGCAGATGACGTAATAAAACATGATGTTTGGGGCAAATATCTATTTTTACAATGTACTGAAAATAGTATATATGACAATGCTTCTAATGAAATAAGTGTTTTTGCAATTAAATTAGACTCTATTGAAGGCGAAGTAATGACAGAATATTCTGTAAATAACTTTAGATGGAATGATTTAGATTCTTACGTTCAATATTTTGAGGATGACTACGAGGTATTAAAATGAACATTAATAAAGCTATTTATTATATTAATAATATCTTAAAAAGAAAGATTGTTGAACGTACTAATCATACAGGGAATCATCCTAGATATAGATATGAGTTATTTTTATTGGACAATGGAAAGGTCGCTCACTATGAAGATAAATCAATTATTGTAAGTTATGATTCATTTAAATGCCTTGACGATTATTATATTAATAATGAGGAAGGACAAGGATTTGGATGGGAAGAGAACTATCCTAACTTTGATGAACGTAGAATAATTTATATCGATGATGTAGTAAAATAACCTTTATCCTATCGTATCCCCAAAAGCCCTACTATTAATTTAGTGGGGCTTTTTTATTGTTAGTTAGGTATGCCAACCTAAATAAAAACTCCATATACGCTAAATATCAAAGCCGTTTTTTCTTCAATCTGTTAATTAATCCGATTTTTTGACGTCTTGGGTAATCTTCGTAACATTTATCAAGGTTATTAATATTTGGATCTGAATAATAATCCTGAAACAAAAGCATACAATAATTTCGTCCATTCTTCACTTTTGCATATCGGCAGCCAAGGTCATTTTGGCTAGAAAATTTGCATTTTGGATCTAACGCTAACGTTTTAGCCACGCCTAAAATAGTGAGATTATTGAGACTTTGAAGCCCCAAAGTCTCAAAAGTCTCAAAAGTCTCATGATATTATACGTGGCCCTTTTGAGTTACTGCAATAAATTCCACAAGTCATTTTCAGCTATTTTATACGCTCCATGACCTGATTTTTTTAGTGTTCC